TATTCCTTTTACACCATCAACACGCTTTGCTGTAGGAAATCTACTTTTTAGTAAGTTCCAGTTATCTTCTGCGTAGGCTTCGCCATATGAAATAAAGACTATATCGTACATTATATTACTATAACATCTTTTAGAACGTTTGTCTACCTAGTTCTAGTATTTCCATAATAAATTACTTTACTAGCATTTGATGTAAATTTACGCCAAGGATCAACTACAATACTACCTGCTGGTATAACACAATATAGTAAATCAGTACTATCACCTTCTTCTTTCATATACTTGTATGTTGTACTAGCACTATGCGCCATAAGCATTACACAAGGTTCTGTAGGATGATTATTGTCTCCTGTTTTAGGATCGACATAAGTTACGTCATAGCCTAACTCTTTACAATAATGACCTATTAACAAACTATAACTACCATCTAAATATTCAACACCAGGTTTATATGCTTTTCCGTGAATATAAATTTTCATAGCATTTTCATCAGCATGTTGGACTAGTTCGTTAGCAAGATTCTTTGCTTGTACTTCTCGAGCATTCATAATACTGTCAAATAAATCATAACCTAAATCTAAATTCTTAGCCATATAACGTAAAGCAATGTTATCACGTGGATGACAAGCACCGCCATCACCCATGCCTGCTGTCATGTACTGTGGTCCCATGATACGCATTGTACTATGTGCCAATGCTTCTGTTACTATGTCTACATTAATATTACCTTGCTTTTCAGCAACATCTTGTATCATGTTAACAAGACCAATCTTAGCACTAATAAATGTGTTATAGAATACCTTAATACATTCGCACTCGTCCCAAGTTCCAACAACATAACGTGGATCGTTTTCCATTACAGTTTTGTAGAAGTCTACAAGTTGTTTAGCATCGCCTGTTTCAGTGCCATCATCTGTACCAATCATTACCATTTCAGGATTAACCATATCCCATGCTACACTACCCATAGCAATCAAGTAAGGATTATAAACAAAACGAGTATTATTGATTAATTGAACAAATTGTCTACGAGTCGTTCCAGGAAGTACTGTACTAATAAGCACAAGTAATTGATCTTTATTCATATACTTGTTTGCTTCTGTTAATACTTCTTCTACTATATGATAAGAAAAGTCTTTTGGATCTAAATGAGCAGTAGGTGCTCTGCCATCATAGTCCGGATCGTGTGGAGTAGGCACTGCTATAAACACAATGTCTTTATCTTTTACTACACCTTCAATAGATTCAACAACGCCAACATATTCGCTTGTTACTGGTGCTACATCATATCCTTCTACTATATGGCCTTTTTGTGCTATTGCTTCAGCACATGGCATACCAAGTTTGCCTACACCAATAAATCCTATGTTCATATAATACTCCTATAAATATGTACGTATTTAATTGATTGAGGCTTACGTGAAGAAGATTCAGAACGCTCTAATTACAGAGACACACCTAATGAACTGTCCCGATACTACTTTTACAGTTCTTTTACATCACTTACTTTGTAATACACAATACGAAAATTCATTTCTTTGGTTAAGAGAGATGGAGTATGTACACGGCCTTTTACAATACCCCGAGTGGAAACCTACTACAGATATATTTCAATTCTTAGCTCCCCATATGTTATTTCAATTACAAAAAGGCAAAATATTTTTTGTATTTGACGCTAGTACAGAAGGATTTAGTCCTATATACGAATTTCCATTTTTTGATTTATTATATTATAACTGTGAAAAATATAAAGTAGATCCTAAAATGATTATCTACGTTTCTGCTAATTTATTAGACGAAAACAATATTGACAAATATTCTAAAGAAAAAGGTGTAGAACCTATTAACGTGTTTTCGTATCCTTCGTTTGAACAAGTGCTTACTTATGATCAACGTTATGGTCGTCAACGACCAATAGATCAGTATAATAGAACATTTGGACTATGTGTTGACTTACACGACGACAAATACTTTTCTAGTTTAAGTCGTGTTAACAGAGACTATCGAACCCTTGGTACTTTTATGTTATGTCAAAGTGAAATAGCAGATAAAGGTCTTATAAGCCATGACAGAGTACGCACACTTGATCAATACAAGGACTTATTATACTCACAAGGATATACAGATAAACAAATTAAACAATGGGCTAAAAGTTTACCATTAGTAGTTGATCGACAGGACTTTAGTAAAAACTGGGCTATTGACACTCCATATGAGCATATACACGCAAGAACTATTTTTCAAATAGTAAATGAAACACTAGTCGATGATCAACATTCAACTAGTTTATTTTATAGTGAAAAATCTTTTAAGCCAATGGCACAGTTTCAACCTTTTGTAATTTGGGGGCAAACTCATGCTAATAAGTACCTAAGTAATTTAGGATATAAAACATATGATGAATGGTTTGATTTAAGTTTTGACGACGAAGAAGATCCTATCAAAAGATATAAAAAATTAATCCAATCGTTAACAGAAACTTGTAAATTTCTTAATGGGTTATCGAGACAGAACCGTGTTGAATGGCGTTATAAAAATAAAGAACTATTAATGCACAATTATAAAAAGATGTTATCCACAGAACTTTCAACTGAAAAATTAGCAAAATTTTTGGAAAAATTAAATGACAGAGTTAGCAACTAAAAGACCTAAACGTTTATTCGCATTTGGTTGTAGTTTTACAAGATACCATTGGACTACTTGGCCTGAGTTTGTTGCGTATGACTTAAATATTCCTTACTATAATTATGGCAGAAGTGGTGCCGGTAATCAGTACATTAGTAATATGGTTGCTCAAGCAGATGCTACATATAGCTTTGACGAAGACGATTTAGTTATGATAACATGGACTAACGTTGCTCGTGAAGATCGTTGGGTTAAAGGTGATTGGGTTACTCCAGGAAATATTTTTACACAAGGCGACTATGACGAAACGTTTGTAAGAAAATGGGCTGATCCTGTTGGTTATATGATTAGAGATTTTGCGTCTATTCATTTAACTAAGAACTTATTAGATAATAAAAAATGTAAATATCATATGCTTTCAATGTGTAATATACAAACTACTATTGATCAAAGTCAAACAAGTAAAGGCATAGAACCTAAATATAAATTAATACACGAGGAATTGTGTAAAAAATATAGCGAAACTTTAGATACTATTCAACCTAGTTTTTTTGACGTACTTTGGGAAAACAATGTTTACGGAAATAAATTGTTAAAGGAAAAGAATATATGGGGTGGTCAATATTCTGATGGCCATCCTAGTCCTATGGAACATTACAAGTATTTAGAAAGAATCTTTACCAGTCATAATTTTAGACCAGAAACATATAACGAAGCTTCTAGAGTTCAAAAAAATTACATTAATTTTATATTAGAAGAAAATAAAAAACATTCTACCTCTTACGCAATTTATCAAGTAGATAAAAAAGATCAATTAGAACTAAAAAGATTAACTGAGGTTAAAACAGAATTACAAAAACATGCTCTGTAATTCAGGAAATGTTTTTGAAAAGTTTTTCTTTCTCTTAATGTCATACATATCAGTTACATATCTAAACTCTTTAAATAAATTATCATTATATTGAGAGTTAGATAACGAGTTTATAACATTATTAAGTTGATTATCTATATGTTTATTATAAGATCGTTCTTTTAGGTTATCAATTATACTTTGAGTATCTTTAAGTACATCAAATGTATAATACTCAGGATTTATAATATTATAAAACTGCGGGCTAAACTTTTTAATATCAAACAAATCTTCCAGCAAATAATCTAAAAAGTCTGTTAACGTAGAAACATTAAAAACACTAACTACAGTACTAACCTGTAAGTCTACGTGTGGCGCTTCATATTTAATTTTACGAATATTATCTTCTACTGTTTTCCAATTTGTGCCTTCTCTAATATATTCAGCACGTTCTCCGTAATGATCTAAACTAGCAAAAACTTGTATGTTAGAAAAGTTTCTCCAGTAGTCTGTTATACTTACACCTTTATATTTTAATGAAGTCAAGTTAGTGTTGTATCTTAATTTTACATCAGTCTTTCCGCTATCAATTAGTCGATTAAGTATTTTATAATGGGTATCCATTAGCAACGGCTCGCCACCAGCAAAATAAAATTCTTCTATAGTATCAAAGTGTTGCTCAAACTGTTCGTATAAAGTATCGTTGCTTTCGCCTCCAGCAAAGATATAAATCTTATCTCGTCCTTCCTCTTTTGCTATACTAGAACTATATGTAGGACTACAAGTTCTACATTTTAAATTACAAATATTACTCCAACGTACATCTAAATAACGCAGAGTCATTTCGTCTAAACTTCCGTCAGCATTTGTAGTATCTTTAACTGGAATATATTTTTCAAACTGTTTATTAGAATGTGTTCTAAAACTTGAACCGTATTGTTCAGCAGAATAACACGCAGTACATTCTTTACATTCCTTACCTTCTAACATATTGCGGCGTAGGCGTTTATAGTTTTCGTTATTCCAAACTTGTTCTAAACTTTCTTTTTGTAAATTACCAAGAGGATATTTATAGTCGCCTATACAGCAAGGATGAACTGTTCCGTCTGCGTTAGCATAAACGTGGATCCAAGGTAAAATACAAAATGTGTTAGACATTCTTACATAGTTCCATAAAGTCTTTTAACTCCGGAAACGTAGCAATCATATCGCTATTTCTTCTGCTGTCGTATTCCGTAAACCAGTTGTAAAAATTTTTACGTGCTTCGCTTAATTTTTTATCTTCGTAAAACGTAGACTCCATATAATCTACAACACGTTTAAATTTTTCATATTCTAGGGTTGTAAACTTAGTACGATCGTTATCATCTAAATTGTCTTTTATAAATGATAGATGCTCGCGCATATAAGGCATGAATTCGTCTTTAGGAAGAATATTCATATCAAATATACTAGGTTCTTTTAAATGCGGTGTGTCGAATCTTACACGTTGCCATTGTGTTTCGTTCGCAGTTGAATTATATTTTTCACGCCATTCTAAGATCTTTTCTAATAAAGTTGTAAAACTTGTAACACTGAACAGGTTAAATGTAATCATAAACGTTACAGGCCATCCTGTATTACTTAGGTAGTAATCTAAGTTCTTTTCCCAAAGATTAATATCTAAACCTGTGCGTGTATATTCAGCACGTTCAGTCCATGTGTCAATACTTGTATATAATTTAAAACTACGAATCTTGTTTTCGTCTTTTAAACGTCTTACGGTATTAGCAAGTTTTTGTACAAGGCTGTGTTTTACACCTAGGTTACTGTTAAGTTCTATTTGAATGTGTGGCTTAGGATCTTTATCTAAACGCTCAAATAGTTCCCATGTTGATTTGTGTAATAAAGGTTCGCCACCTGTAATGCGCAGTATGTTAAGTGTCTTACTTACTTCAGGCCACCATTTCCACCATGCGTCAACATAGGGATTTTCTTCTTCTCTATGATAAACTTTAAACCAGTCTATGTCTTGCCGGTGGTCGGTGCTTGTACTGTACGGGCCGTGTTGTTTGATTTCGTTCCAGAAGCGGCTTGAGGCTTTTGGGTGACAGTAGCCGCACTTAAAGTTACATTCATTCGAGAAGCTAATTTCGATATATTCAGGGTTGACATTGTATTCGTATCCATTTTCTTTTATTTCTTGTAGTCGTTCAGGAGTGTATATACTCGCTGTTTTAATATGTCTATCGCTGACGTAATTTTGTCCCATTGCTTCAATACGCCAACAATAAGAACAACCTTCTGGTTGTCTTCCTTCCATCATTAATTTACGTTGTTTCTTTTTTTCGCCTGTGTTGTGTAACGCACTTGGATTATCTTTTAACTCGTCAAGCGGTATAGTATGAGGAGCAGGATGATAACAACTATGCGTTTCGCCTGTTTGTAAGTATATTGTAGTATGATGCCATTTAGCCATACAAAATGTAGGACTAATTTCAGCATTAGTAATAGGAATTATTTTTTTAATATTTTCTAATTCGTCGTTCATTTACGTTTTCTAATTATCCTTGGTGTATTACGATATAACGCTTTAAAAAAATGACTGCTGTTAGCATCAAGTTCTGCTATTTCAATACCGAGCTCCGATCGTAATAATTCGCCCTGTCCTTCAATCGCACCTAATAGGTCTTCACCTTCTTCGACATCATTTTGTTCCCATTGCTTGTTTAACCATTCAAAGTCTCTGACTTCAGCATGGTTCCAATCTGTTAACATTGTTTTAATAAGACCTGCGCGAGCACCATGTATGCTCCATAGACCATTTTCTACATCAGCCCCTACACTACACCACACTCGTAAACGATCAAAGTTTTGCCACCATGTTTTACGTAGATCATTTACTTTAGTACCTTGGTCTAAGCACATCTTAACACCTTCACGGAATCCTGCTCTCCAAGCCTGCCAAGGTGTTGCGTTTGTATAACTTGTGCTATAATTTTCGTTAAACTGATAATACTTGTCATCAAAACAAAACTCTACTAAACCTTTGTCGTCGCCATCAACTGAGTTTTCGTGTGTACGCATATTGTGTACAAATTTACGTGTCCACATTTTAAGACCGCCGTTGCCGTACATTAGTCCATTGACATGAACTTTGCCACACCATGAAAATACGTGTTCTGGTGTTACACCCAACTCGTCAATATCAACTTCTACATTTAAGAAGTTTGGATCAATAATATTATCAGCATCTACAGTAATAAAATACTCTGTTTCACTTAGATCAGCACAGGCTTTGTGTGCAGCGTCGCTACCGTGTACACCATGTACCCGCTTTGCCCAAGGAACTTTCTGACACAAGTCAGCATAGTTTTTTTCTGCGTTAGGTTCATCGTACGATAGGAAAATAATATCCTGATCTACTACTCTTATTTTAGTCATTTAAAATCCTTTTATACTGATAAGTATCAAATCTTTTTGAAGTATATGCGCTAACTACTTCATTAGTTTCTTCAAACGGCATAGCAAATGGAACTATAAAATAATTATCATTAACTGTTTTACCAAAGTCAACAAAAAATGTACGATATAAAATATTAGGATCGCTTTTAGCAGTAATACTAAAAAGTATATTAGCGTTTAAACTTACACCTTTTGCCCTAATATTTTTCTTTAAATTATCGCCTACTTTTATCTTCCAGCAAGTATTTGGGATATCTTGTATAAGTAAAATGTCAGGGTCTTCTAATTCTTCTTCTGGCATTTCGTATATAAACTCATTAACATCAACTGCGTCAAATACGTGTTCAAATCTTGATACAAAGTCTAGTGTTTTAGTCTTTGTATTATATTGTACCATATAATTTCTTATAGGTTCTTTGCCATCTAAAATTGACTTTACTTGTGATACGGCTACAGGAATATAGCTGTCAGTGTCACTGACTTCATTTGTAACACTTAACACATCTCCTGTGTCTTTATTAAAAATAGCGTATATCATTTCAGACATTGTTCATACTTTCCTATAATATCTTCTGTAACAAAATCATTTTCTGTATAATGAAATACAGTATCTTGTAAATGATTACCTATTTTTAATTTTAAATCTTCTGTAAGATATACACCTACACGATTTTGCCATCTAGTAGTGCCGCCTTTCCAGCCTTGTATAGCCGACTTCATATGTACTATCATAGGTAAGTCTTGTCTAACATTAGTAATTTCTGTATCTATGTCCATAATTTTTACTGCTATAGCACAAGTTACATCCATACTAGGCATTTTAGGAAAATATTCTTTACAGAAATGTCCATAAAATAACTCCCAGTTATTTGATATAAGTTCTATCCATGTGTAATATTCTTTACATTTGTCGTTCTTTTTAAAGAAATGTAAAGTATTATATACATTTGGTAACTTATTTGCCACAAATGCTTTACGATAATACGAACTAGTTACTAGATCCTTACGGTATGTAAATACCCTTGTTGGAAAATACAAATCATAGTTAGACATTATTCTCCAAAAATATTCTAAATCATGTAATATAAGAACATCCGCATCTAAAACAATAGTTTCTTCATATGGCGATGCGTGATACACTTTCCATCTATGTTCTGTTTGAAATCTTGACTCTACTTTTTCGTACCAAGGAATGTCAATTATCTGATCAAAAGCCCATTTATACTTGTCGAGTACATTATCGCTAGTAATAATACTTACAGGATACTTATTATTAGATGCTTTTAGGCTCATCGCACACAAATATGCTTGTTTTACGTATTCTTTGCCATCCGCAAAAATTACAAATCCTTTATTCGCCTGATTCATCAATACACCTATTTAAACTAAACTTATTCATAGCATGAACATTGGCATCTTTTATACGCATCAATGTATACTCTCCTCTATGATGTTCTTTTTCTAACATCATTAGCAACGACGTATCATTAATTTCCCATAATAGACTTTTATCTGTTGTAAAATATAACTTACCTGGCATTTCTTTTTCAAACTCGCCTAGTTGATAACCGTTCATAATATGAATTGCTATGCTAAAACTATGGTCGTTACGATAGTAAGGAGAATTAATTTGGAACATTCTATCATAATGTTTCCAGTTTTCTTGTATATGCTGTAATAAGTCAAAGAAAATCTTATTAGTTGATGTCTTTCTAAAAAATACACACGTAGCCCAATAAAATTGTACACTAGTATCTGAAACTCTTTCAAATATTCCTTCTCTATCTATTTCAACTAATTCGTATGCGTTTTTATAAATTAAAAAATCATGATCTTGACCAAAACAGTTTTTAAATATATCATTACAAATTACTACGTCTGTATCTAATAACAATGTTTCGTCGTATGGAGTTAAATTATATGCTAGAGTACGAGTTTCATTTTTAAATTCTAATTTCTTTTCTATTAACGTTCCGTCATAAAACGTTCTAATAAAATGACTTTCTGTATTTGATAGTGTAGCATTTTCTGTTAGATCTTCTTCTTTCCATACAATGCTAATGATTTTGTCAAAAACTTCAGTTGCTTCTGGAAATACTGTCAATAGATACTCTGTACTATCTGTTACAATAGTAGTAGGTAAATTTAAAAATCGTTTTACACGCTTTGCTAGAAATAGTGCTTGCTTACAGTAGTCAATTTGAGCATTATTACGAGCAAAGACTAATACGCCTTTACTCATATTCTACTAATTTCTCCACACTTCTATTTTTACGAAGTTTTTCGTACTCAGCGTGATATTCGTTTGCTGCGGTAAAGTACGTGTTTAGTATTTCTGCTTGAAAGTCTGTTAAGTCTTTTACCATAATTGGTGTTTCGTTGTCATCAACAAGTACGATATCTTCGTCGTTCCCTTGTTCAACAAGCATACTAACAAATGTAATAAGTTCTTTTGTTACTGTAAACTGTCCGCCTTGGTAATAATAAACAGTTTGTTCTCTGTATCTTTCTTTAAGAACACGCTTTTGATTGTTTAGCGTGACCATATAGTTGGAAAAATCTAGTGCTTTTTGTAATCGTTCGTCCATACTAACCTCTTATTCATACTAGTATTATATATGAATAATTGGTCTATGTCAAGTGATTATTCGAATGTGTCTGTAACAGAGAAACTAGGCTGATTGACTGAAACATACGAGCCGCTTGCTCTTCTAAAACCTAGTGTAAATGTAATATCGCCGGTGATGTCTTCGTCAACTAGTGCGCCGTATGGTGGAGGGCCAGCAGTAAGATCTCGGTCACCTACGTCATTATCTGCTAGTGTAACTTTAAATTCAATTACAGTAGTACTATTTTCTTTTGCTTCAACTTTATATAAGTTTTCAACATACGCACCAGAACCTGATTTAGTAAAAATTTGTTGGTACGTTGATGTTAGATCATAGTTACCAATAGCAGAGCCTGTGCCACTACTAGCATTTGTATAATTATATCCAAATCTAATAGCACTAGTATTTGATAGCATAGTTGCCCAGTCAGTATCTTTTGCGCCTGATCCACTACTTAAACTACCTTCTAAACGGATCTCGCCGCCTGAATTAAAAAAGTGTCGTCTATGATCAGCACTAGTAAACGTACAAGTAAACGTCATATTTATTGTACCGTTCCAAGTTGTTGTTCTTGTGTCAGTTGTTGCGTCGGCAACAGTTGCTTGAGCTGCTGCTATATTAAAGCGTTGTGCTTCTACAGTAGACATTGCTATTAAGTAGTCGTTAAAACCGCCAGTAGTATCTTCACTGTCAAATGTATAGCTACCTAGCAAATCATACGTAAGACCTGTACCTGTAGCATCAGCACCTATAACATCGCCATCTACAATTCTTCTAATAGAAAGATCGTTACCTGTTTGGTGTTTATACGCAGCATTCATGTCGTCCCACAGTTCTTGCATTTGTTCTGCTTCTACTGTGGCGCCGTCGCCAGCTGCTGGTGAACTAGGTGGAGTTACTGAAGCACTTGATAAGGTTTGACCGTAACCATCTTGTCCAGAACCGGTGCCGAGAATATTTTCTATTCTGCCTTGTAGCGTGTTATACGCCGCTGCTGTTATACTATCGCCTGGACTAACTGCCATTGCTTAACCTCTTTATATGCGTAATTTTATTTATACTTTTAAAACGCACTCAACTAATTTTTCTTCGTCTGAATTATTTGTTTCAAGTGCTACACCTACTAATGCGTTTGACGCAATGGTAGTACATACACCATCTTCCCAAGCATATACTGCCATGCCTTTAGAAACTGGTCCTTTAACCCTAACTGGTACACGACCTTTTAAGCCAATTGCTTGTCCATCAGCGTCACTGTTCATTAAGTAAGCAGGTTCTGCTGAAATAACGCCAATACAAAAGTCTTTAGCACTTGCTGGTTCTGCTTCATGACCTTCGTGGGCACAAATAGTCATTGCTGTGCCTACTGGATATTCTTGATCTGTTGTGTACTTTTCTGCTAAGTCAGCATACTTGGCTTGTGTTGCTGTACCAACAAATAGATTTGCTTTTAAGTCGCCTGTTACTGTACGAACTGCTACAGTGTTTGCTACCGCGTTTACATCACCTGAACGATTGTTTCCGCCAACAACTAAAGTACTTGACTTTTCTGCTAGTCCTGTAAAGTTACTAGCATATACATTGCTGAATAATCTAGTAGGGCTGCCTAATGTTACTACTTCTGTAGTTACCGCATCACCTTGTAATCCTGGTAGTAATGCGTTTGATTCAACAATTAATGAATTTTTTAATGTTCCGCCATTGTCTTTTGCTTTAAGATAAATCTTTTTACCAACTTCGTTACTAATAACACCTTCGTTATCATTTTGTATAAACACACGTAAGTCGTTTGAGTCACCTACAGCAAGACCAATATCAGCAAATTCAGCTAACGTATTAAACGATGCTTCACCTTGACGAATAAATTGACTAGCGTCTACAAATGCTCCGCTAACAACTAGACCTTTAGCAACTTGTGCTGTTCCCCAATACACATGGTTTGTAGAAGTTACGCCGCCAGTACTAGCAAGAGTATTAACCATTGTTAAACCTTGCTTAACAATATCAAATCCTGGAATTACGTTTTCTGCGTCTGTGTTGTCAATAGTAAATGTGTCATTTGAAATAATGTAAACAACAACATCATCTACAATAGCAGTAATAATTGAGTGTGCTGATCCAAGGGTATCACGGACTGTACGACTCTTCATTTGGGTTAAGCCGTCGCCAGCATCTTGTGGACCTACTAATACAAAGTCTGATCCGTTGTACGCATATAACTGTTCGTTAGCAGTATCCCACCAAAAGTCGCCTTCTGTAAGACCTGCTGGAGTTTCATCAGCAACTTCGGCGCCGCCTGTTGTACGCCACTTGCCGCCATCAAAGAATTTTAATTTACTTGAATTAGAATCGTACCAAACCTGGCCGCTTACTGCCTTTGGAGGTGCTGTGCCACCAGCAAAATTTTCAAGTAAGAAAACAAAGTTTTCGTTTTGTATTTCACCGTATCCTGCGTAGTTTTTACCTACTAATTTGATATCGGTAGACTGATCAATTGTACCGTCTTCTACAACTGTCAATTGACCTAATGCGTATCTGTCTATAGTGTAAGCCATTCTGCTGAACCCCTGTTATATAACATATTTATCGTATTTGACATTTTTATTATGGTGTATATACTGCTGTTCCAATATGCGCCCATGCTCCGCTTACAATTTCATACGTTCTTGTTGATCTAGCAGGTGCCGGGTTAATAGTACCTGTACCTGAATTAAAACTTATATCTTGTAATACTGATTGTGCACTTGAATCATCTGTTAACACACTTAAGAAACTCTTATTAAGTGCTCCTTGGATATCAATACCTGATACTGCTGTACTTGCGTATGATGTACAGTGTATTACTGCTCTTTTACCATTATATGTTGCTGTCGCAGGATATAAACTTTCTAAAATAGCTCTTACATCGTCATCTGGAGAACTTAATCCAGATATATCTAAAGCAAACACAATTTTTTCTTGTGCGATATTGTTATCTACATAATACTTAGTAGCAGCATCTTGATTGTTTGATGGATCAGATAAGTTAGTAATTGTTGAACTATTTACATTTATTATTGATGTATCTGGATCAATTTCTAAATCTACAAGAGATGTTGTAGTAATTCTATTACTATCTAAAGAAATATTATCAACATTTAAGTTTACTAAAGTTCCAACATTTGTTAAAGAACTATTAGTAACCAATGGTCCTAGTGTATCTGAACTTAAAACTAATGCTCCGTTAATAGTATATTCATTTCCTACTAATAAGTCAATGTTTTGATTTGATGTCCAACTTTCTGTAGATAATTCCCATGTCCAGTCCTTACTTCCATCTGTTGAACGAATAATAACTCCAGCACCGTCAATGTCAGCATCTGCCCCTTCAGTACTGTCGTCTAATAAACCTAATTCAATATTTTTGTCTTCTACTGCTAACTTAGAAACGTTAAAATAAGTAGTATCACCTTTAACTAATAAGTCGCCATCAATAATAGTATTACCAGTAGAACGAATGTCGCCGTTTACGTCTAAAGTGTAACCTGGCGTATCTGTGTATATACCTACTTTGTTTTCAGAACTGTCAATATATAAAGAAGGTCGATATTGGTTACCAACACGAGTTCTTAACGCAAGGTCTTGTCCACTTTGTTGTGTTTCTAATAACGTTGTTGTTCCAGCAACTTTTAAGACTACATATTCTGCGTCAGCAATACCTACTGATAAACCCGCAGAGTTTTTAATCTTTAAACTACCAATAGTTTCACCGTTGTCATCAGTTGGTAGGAAGTTTGCCGTAGTTCTTACGTTACCTTGAGCATCTACTAGTGCTCTTGCTGATTCTGCGGTTCCTCTAAACCAGTAATCTTCACTAACTAAGTTGAAACCTTTTTCAAATAACTGTCGTTTAGGTGTAATAACATCATCTGGGTCATCTGGATAACCTTGTACTTTGTTATCTCCACTTACTCTAAATTCTTCGTCAGCAATAACGCCAAATAAAGTACCGCCTACAAAAATCTTTAAAACAACACGTTCTCTTGAAGATATATCTATAACTGACGCAACTTCAAAGCCTGTTCTATCTTGACCAGAAGTATATTCCGGTCCTACTAGTTGTACATCAGTGCCATCAAAGAAGTACAATTGATTGTTTTGATTATCAATCCAAATATCACCCTGTACCATTTCAGGCTGTGTATTTGATACAATAGTTCCCGCAGCACTTCTAAATGTAGTACCGTCGTATAACTTTAATCTACCATCACTAGTATCGTACCACAACTGTCCTACTAAAGGTGCTCCCGGAGCAGCAGTACTAGCAAAATTTTCTAACATCTTAACAAAGTTTTCGTTGAAAAGCTCACCAAATCCTTTGTAATTTCTTCCTATTAGAGTAATATCCGTACTAGTATTATCAATATTACCGTCTGCTAGTTCTACTAATAGTTCGCCATCTGTTTTGTTTATTTTATAACTCATTTATTAATCCCTACCAGTATAGATAATATAACTCAATGTTAATGTTGGGTTCATAACGTTTAGCGGTTGTCCTAGTGTACCAGTAGCAATAACACCACCACTGTTTGGTATTGCTTGTCCGTTACCTAATGCTGTAGGAGCATCATAAACAATCGCTTCGCTATCATTAGGAGTGCCACTAACATCTCTAATAGCATAATACTGGTCACCTGAATCACCACGCATATCGTGCTTGTGCTCAGGTAAGTTAGTAACATTAATAGTATTAGTTTCAGATCCTCCTAACGAACCAATGTCATCTGCGTAAGTTGCTGTTACTACATCAGCACTTGTTCCGCCCATATTGTCCATACCTAATGGTAATCTACCTCTCATATCTGGAACTTTAAAGAATCCAGTAGTTACAGTAGGAGCAGCACCAAATGAATAACCTATAACCGCAAATAATTCAGTGTAATCTGATATACGTAATTCAGTGCCATCACACAATGCCCAACCTAATGGAGCAGTTACGCCCGCATACGCAATAATAGCACCAACTGGGTTAATTGGAACAGCATCAAGTAAATTCTTTCTTGAAATTTTATATAAGCCTGTTGCTCCAGTAGTTCTATTAATTATTAATTCGTCGTCAATTTGACTTTCTACCGTTTCGTCCTTAGACGCAATAATAGCGTTACTGATTGTAGTATTAAAAATCTTTGTTGCGCCGCCAGTTTGACCGTCAAATTCTTGATCAGGTGCAGTTACGTCACCTGTTATTCTAAATATACTTGCTGACGTTAACTTTTTAGCACTACCAGCAATACCAGAAACAGCACCACTTACGTTACCAGTTAAGTTACCAACAAAATTAGTAGCATACATATTTTGCCACTTTTGTGTAATTGAACCTAAATTTCTAGTATTGTTGCTGTCAGGCAACGTTGTACCTAAAGTTGTGGTACCTATAACTTTTAAGTTGCTTCCTACAGTTAAACTCTTTGATATTCCAACGCCGCCTTTAGTTGTAATGCTGCCTGTAGAAATAGTTGTACTATCAGTAGTACCTGTTACTATTAATGATGTGTTAGTTTTTATACTTCCTACAACATCAAGTGCTTCGTCAGGTGCTTGATTGTTAATACCAATGCGTTCGCTTGAATCAATACGTAGTACTGTTTTAGTAGAACCTTGATTCTTTACTTGTATGTCAATATTAGAACCTTCAATCTGGTGTCTAATAATACCTGCTTGTCCTTCAACACCAATGTTTAACGCAGCGTCAGTACCTAATATAAGACCTGTATTATTTTGAATGTTTAGCGGATATAGCGTAGTACTAGTAATATCACTTCTTAAGAAGTTACCCGCTAATACTGTGTTATTGTTAACTACTAGTGCTTCTGCTTTTTCAGCAGTTCCATAATACTTACCAACACCGTCTCCTGCTATATCTTTACTAGACAAGTTAACGCCAGGTTTAATTGTTGTAAATCCTGGAATAACTGTTTTAGGTGTAAACTGTTGATTAGAAATTATCATAGCAACTTGTGCTTCAACTTCTATTGCTACAACAGTATACTCTGCGTTGTCTGCTCCAATAACAGTTAACGGACTAGCACCAGTTGCTAAACCATCACTAAATGATGGACCTACTAACACCCATCCTGAACCCGAGTTAAGATATAATTGTTGATTGTCAGTGTCTACCCATAAGTCACCAGTCTGTGAAAATGCTACATCCGGAGCAGAATCTGCTTTATTTAGGCCGCCACTTGGAATCCAACTTGTTCCATCGTATACTTTTAACTGCTCAGCACCTGGAGTTGTATCGTACCATACTTGTCCTTCAGTGGCACGTGGTGGTTCAGTAGCACTAGCGAAGTTTTCTAACAAATGTAGGAAGTTTTCAGCAATAGCAGTACCATATGAAGTAGTATTCTTACCAGGTAGTTTTAAAGTAGTAGTTTGATCAATAGTATTATCAACTACTGTAATAGTACCGTTATTTGCTTCGTCTGTATATGCTATAGTATATGGCATCTATTACACCTCATTAAAACCAGATAGGGATTGTACTCTAACTGTATAATCAATTTGTATTAATCTATTCAACGACTTTTGTACAGGGTGGAAGATAACGTGTGTAAGTAGACGTCCTGTACCACTTGCCGAATATGCTCGTAATCCTAATTCATCAAATATAAATGAGCTATTTTCGTCTGTAGCATTGTCAAACGCATCCTGACCTGAAGGTTCACTATAATCTAACAAACAAGTTACAAGTATATCTGTGTAATTTGTACCACTCACGTGACGTGTTTCTATCTTGTTACGCACTGGATCAGTGTTATTCACACTTCGATCATCAACTACTTTACTGTAAGTTTGATTGTACAAACTAGCATTTGTTCCTGTTGAGTTAGGTGTTAGATATGTAATAATACCTGTAGGGTCAACTGCAGTACCACCGTTGCCAAAACTCATTTCGTATATCCAGCCAGTACCGCCATTACCAATACTTTCTGCTAACGATATACTCATATTTTCATAGTGTATAGCATTGCGTTTATCAATTAACACTTCCCCAGTTTCAGGGTTGTGTATCTTGATATGTCCTTCTAACAATACACCGTTTAAATCATTAAAATTGTCTACCATTTTTTTCTTCCTGCTATACTATTTATCGTGGTAAGTCTGTTGTCTTGGCACGTAAGAATTTTGCTACGTCATTATCGCTATCAGATAGCCTTTGTCCACTTTCTTTCCAGTATTTTCCTATTTTTCTAATAACGCTAACTTTAATTCCTTCATTAGGAGTTTCTGCTAATGTTAATACATTTCCACTAACAGTAAACTCTTCTGGATAAACTTCGTCACCTTCTGGTGAATCTTGATCAATATCTTTATTGAAGACATCAATTTCATTTTTATGTAAACGTTTACCGCCTACAAATACTTCTATTAAGTCTCTTGCTCTACCAAAACGCAAATCAAATAAATCTGTGTTAAACGGTAACTCAAATGTTGCTGTTGTACCATCAGCAGTAACAGTAATCACTTCAGTTTCATCTTTATATGGCATAGTCGAATCTAAAGATTGATCTACTAATTCGCTTCCTGTTTCATATACTGCCTTTACACCTGTACCTAGTGTACCTCTGCGAATTTGATTTAACGTGTTTCCATTTCTATTAAAGAACTCAATACGTTCGCCTTCAATAAACACTACGCCAGGATTTCTAGTATCAAATTCAGGTTCTGGTAAACCTGTACCGTCAACTAGTTCAATACTCTTATCGTACCAGTTTAAATCTTCTGCTAGTGTATATACATCATCTAGACGCTTATAGTGCGTTCTATTGAGCATATCCTTAAACTGTCTCCAAGCAAATCTTTCAACTACAGCACTATCAGCAAAATGTATAATTTGTATCTTATCGCCTTCAACTGGTTCTGTAGTTAATTTAACATAATTTCTATTATCAGTTATAGAATAATGTACACTTGGCGATAGCAATACACCGTTAACAGCGACCCAAACATATTGCGCATCAATTGCTGGAGATCTTAACTTAATTAGACCTCTTTGTAATAGTTTAAAGTCAAAGTAACGATCTGTACCTGGAGTTGTTTCTGTTTGTTCAGTAACTTCAACAGTATAACGCTCTAATGCTTGAGCATTATGATTGCTAAACTTATAAACTTTAATTACATCGTCTTCGTTATAAGGTTCATTTAGATATAATGTATTAGGTGTACTAACAAAATTATTATCTACATCAAAATATCCAAACGAATAATCGTTATCTGCCATAACAAATATTTTAACAGTATCGCCATTGTCACCAATACCACGTTCAAGTATTACTGTACTTCCTGGTTGTAACTCTGTTGGTAAGTTTGGATCAAACTGAGCACTACCTTCAAATCTAAATTCTTGTAGATATTCTAATTGTCTACCATTAATAAACACTTGAACATCGTAATAGTTTAAACTTGCTGCTGGAATTTGTACTAAGTTTAACTGGTATTCGCGTTGGCTGTTTTCTATTACATATTCTTGACTATAACCAGGACTTAATACTCTATCGTTAACTGTTACAACAGTATAATAACTTAGAGGCTTTTGGTCAAATGGCGCATTTGTAATATCAAAATTAGTTGTACTACCATCAGCAATTATAGTATCAATACTTACTTGGCTGTACTGCGGATTACTTTCTTCGTTAGATACAAGCATAATATTAATTACAGCATTATTGCTAGGCGGAGTAGCAAACTTTATTACTACGTTATCTGGGTAATCATAAGTAGCATCTGATTCAAATAATTCAACGTCTGTAACAACACCATCTACTGTAACAAATGCTTCTATGTTAATATCCCAACGAACGTTAGTTAAGAATTCACCTGTTGCTCCGTCACCGGTATATTCGTCTATATCTAATATAGTTTCTGCTGAATTTCCTAATGACACTAAACTAACTTTTTTACCTGCTTGCGGTGCTAAATCAAATGTTATACTTTGATCTTGGTAGTCAATAGTGTAGTTCTTAACTATATTGAAGCCTACTTTTACAAATAAGTTTTCATCTTTAACAATTGGTGAATTTAAATCAAACGTTTTAGTAGATCCATCGCCAATATAGTTTCTTGAAGTTATATTACTTACACCGCCTGCGGTTCTTTCATATACTTTAATATCTAATGTATCAAGTACTTGGCCAGGAACAATTTCTTCAGGTCCTTTACTCGTAGTTTGTGTTACAAAACCGTCACCGTCAATAGTAATATCTTCAGCTCGTAGTCCTGTAGCACTCTGATATGCTATATCACCGCCTTGAACTATAGTATCAAATGTATCCGGATCAGGTAAGAACGAACCGTCTGAGGTATTCTTTCTAATAATTAATACTACATAACTTTCAGCTCCTTCTGGAATAGAAGGAATATCATTGTCTATTAACGAAATAGTTTCTTCGCTGTTACCGATTATTGGTAACATTCTTGCTAAAGGATTATTTTCAGTACCAACAGTAGAACCGTCCCAGTTAGCATCGTCTATTCTGTCGTTGTTAATTAACAAGTTATTAGAATTATAACCTAATCTATAAATGTTATATTCTGTGCCAACTTCTAATGGTGTAGGTAGTACCAAATATTCGTCTAAACTAGCAGCATAGATAGGATTTGTATCTGCGTCTTCAGTACTATCTACATAGTATTCAAAGTTTTCTAAAGCACTAAATTCTGTTGTAATATCTGTAATAACAATTAAACGTGTGCCGTTGCTATCTTCTGCTGCGATGCCTGACGCATTTGTAAAGTCTTGTACTACTGTTTCGCCTTTAGTTACTGTATCGCCTAAAGGTATTCTCAATGTTACATACTTTTTAATAGGATAGTTAACATCAAATACAGAATTAAAAGTAGATTCAAGTTTTACTTTTGTACCATTTACATCTTCAATTACTCGACCTGTTGCTCCAGTGTCTTCTTGAACTAATATTGTATTTTGTTTTATTTCAACTACAGAGTTAAATGTTAGTTCAACTTCTTTGTTTACAAATGTTAAATCTTCGTAAGTTGTATCATAAATATCCCATCCTTGAGCAAACCACGGATTAGAATCCCAGCCAGCAGTGCCGCCAAATTCAAATGATCTAACTTCTACACCACCGTAGTCAACACCATCCATCAATTGACCTAGTGTTTTGCCGTACTGGTCTTCACCCGGCTCATATGCTAAGTTAATACGATCTTGCGCATTAAGCATCTTAATGTCTTTATAGTATTCTACACGAAGTTCTTGATCGCCAACTGGTGGTTCAAAGAACTCTATTTCGCCTAAATATCTATCATAACCTTTACTAGTGTCTAGATTATTTCTATAGGTATAACGTCCGCCTAACACTTCGTTATCATCTAAGAAAACTTTTACTCTACTATTTCTTAAATCCATTGGCCACTTTAAGTAGAAAGATAATCTATTACCCGGAGTTGTAAATGTTTCTGTAGTTTGTAAGTTAATAAACTCGTAAGTTCCTGAAACTCTATCAAACTTAGTTACAGTATGTAAAGTTCTAACAGGTGTTTCGCCTAGTATTGCTATTGCTTTTGCTGGGCTTCCATCCGTTTCGTAACTTCCTACTATATTAACTTCCGGTGATGTTAGATATCCTGAACCTTTAGTTACTACTTTAATAGCACTAATAACACCGTTTCTTCCTAAGGAAGCAACTGCTGTTGCACCAGTGCCGCCACCGCCTACAATTTCAATAACTGGAGCAGTAGTATATCGACTACCTTTGTCAGCAATTTTAATATCAACAACCTTAAAAGAACTATTATCTGCCCAATGTTTAGTAGGGTATTGTGTTAGATCTGAATTTTGTTCTAGCAGTTGATTGTTAACTACTTTAACTACATGCGGATAAATTTCCCCGTTAACCGATCTAGGCGGTAAGTCAAAGTCAGTTACAATAGACTGCGACTGGTCTAAGTTTTCGTACGAACTTAAATACTCTCTAATTTTAGACTTGTAAGGTTTAACTTCTTTAATGTAGTCTTCATAGTTTGCTAAGTTATCATTTTGGAAATTAAGTTTTTGTTCCAAATTACCAACATTGTGTTTTGCTTTAATAAAGCTGGTCTTAAATGCCCAGTCAACATAACTTTGTTCTGAGAACACATAACGTAAACTTGCAAAGAATAAGTTATTATATTCTAAAGCAAGATCGTCTACAAAAACATTATCACGAATTACTTCTAAAATAATTCTAGTTTCTGTTGAAGGTAAACTATCAAATGTAAGAACGTCGTATGTAGTTGTATCAAAGCCAACTAAACTCTTATCATTATCATACAAAGTATCTTTAAACTGTATAGTTCCGTTTTGACGGCCTACAGTTCTATAGTTTACTGAGTAGTCAGAATTCTCTACTTCGTTAATCTTTTCTAACAGCAACCAACCACCTGAGCCAACATTTTGAATTTTTATAATATCGCCAATGTCGTCATTAATATTAGTTAGGTTATAAGAACGATCTATTAAATGATCTATTTCAGTAAACGTATTGTATCCTGTTTCGTACCAATCAGCATAATCCCAGTATAAAGAAACATCGTATGCCTGGCTTACTACACGAATCCATTCTTTAGTTTCTACATTCCTTTCGTACAATGCCCACTTACCGTTAAGTGTTTCGTCAGCGTTAACTAGAACAGTGTATCTACGAACATACAATCTTGTATTACTTTCGTAGTTTTCGCCGTCATTTTCAATAGTTACATTTGTAATTTGTCCTAAGTTATTAATTTCTGTAGTTACAACAGCATTTTGTCCTGTGCCTAATATTTCAACAGTTGGCGGTGTGAGATAACCTCTACCTGTATCTGTAATAGTTACTGCTGTTATTTTTCCATTTTCTATGGTTGGAGTTAACACTGCTTGACGTGCTTTTGCTACACCTACAAATTGAAGATCAATATAGTTATCTACTGTTCTGTCATAACGATTTGACGAAAATAGTGGTGGATCTTCTTTTTCTACTAGTCTAGAAATATCTTTATCATCAATAATAAGTGTGTTTATTAACACAGAATTTATTTTAGAAATAACTTGTTTTACTGCTTCAATTCTGTTAACAAACCATCCTTGTCTAGGACTATTTAAAATACCATACTTTTCTTTCGTGCTTAACTCAGGAGCAGGAACAGGACGATTTGCTGCGTCAAATCCTACTAAACTATCAAACCATTTTGCTTCAATGTCTCTACTAGGTTTGCTTGACTCTAGTCCTTCCGTTACTAATTGATATTGATTGTGAATGTTAATACTTTGATCGTCTATAGTCCAGTACTGTACACTTAAAGCAACGTCTTTATCTTTTATTAAGTTTTCGCAGTTATATAACGCAAACTCTGTGTCGCTAATAAAACTAATAAACTTATATCCAGATCCTGCTGGATCAACAATTAAGTCAGATACTTGACGTGCTGTATATGTTCTAGTTTCTACATTAGGTAAAGTTGTTTTGTTAATTACCCAATAATAGAAATAACTTGTAAAGGTCTTAGTAACATTATCATAAACACGTTTTGTTACATACGCATCGTCGCCATAACGTGTTGTGCCCGTAACACCCTGCGAAATACCTTGTTCGCTGCCGCTAAGTTTATCCCATTCTGACGGTAAGTATTCAGACTTAACCCATTCATATACATCAATTGTGTTTATATCTGAAAATTGCTTGTTCCAGTTATTAGAGCTGTATATTACATTACCTTGATATGCATTAATAAATTTAGCGTTAGTTAGATCCCACCATAGTTTACCTACTTGATCTTCGCCCCAACTGTTAGTTTCATCAACATTTACACCTACACCAGAAGTATAAATTGCCGGATCATAATATGTTTTGTACGACAATTCTTGATCTGCTGGTCCAGGTATCTTGCCTTGTAACACATCTAAGTAATCTAAGTAAGTTACTAATTCATTTGTTTTTGTATTATAAAGTATAGCACGTTTTATCTTGTTAACATCAACTGGTGCTTTTATAGATCTTAAAACATTCCATACGTTTTTATAATCAGGAAGTCTGTAATCAACAACTGTGCCGGAATACTGAGGATTATATCTTAAGTTTGGTAGGCCAACATACACATGATTGTTTGACATTATTACGTTACGGCCAAACTCAGTAACCGATTCTTCGTTAGCAACATCTTCGAAGTCAAAGTCAACTTTATGTCCAAATAATAAATCGTTACCTACTTTTTCATATATCTTAACAAGACCTGCGTTTTCAGTAAATGATCTAAATTTAGTAAATCCTCTATCAAATGTAGTGCCGTCGCTAAACGAAGTTTCAATATTAGCATCGCCTCCTTTACAACCTATTGCCAATCTATTTCCATCAAATTGAACTTTATAACCAAACATTTCTGCTCTGTCATCATCAGCACTTCTTAATGTCTGTGTTAATTCAAACTGGCGATTACGTTGTGTGTATATAAACACAGAACCGTCGTCTGTATTGCGGTTATCATCTAGAGGAGCACCTACTGCTATCATTCTACCGTCAGCACTGATTGCTAAAGTTGTACCAAATGAAATATCATTTGACGGAGCATTGATAGTTTGACTTAACTCGTAATGTCCGTTATTATTTCTATAGACAGCAATTTTATTAATTTTTTGATTCTTATAAGTTGTAGAAAGAACTAACACTTCACCGTTTAGGTTTGAATCAAAGTCTTTCGCAAATTCTATTAAGGATCCTTGGTCAATTATAGTGCTGTCGTAATCGTCTAATAGTTGACTACTATCGTGTACATTAATACCTAAATTATTAGGCACATAACCTACATAAGATCTATTACCTTCTACTATAGTCCAGTCATCTAAATTAAATTCAAGAATACCAGTTATACTATCAGGTGTTAAATTGGTATTTGCTTGATATAACTTGTTATCAATGTAAACTATGTCGTGTTCATAGTAACTTCTTGTATTAACAAATTCGCCTTTATATTCTTTATCTTTTCCTAAATCCCAGTTATAGAAGTACTCATTTTCAGTTCCATACTTGATTACGTATACCTTACCTGGGCTTTGTTCCGTTCCATCACCTGTTGCTTTTACAAACAGTCTATAAAAATCGCCATTTTGACTAAATCTTAAATCTGAACCTAATTGCAATTGTTCGCCTAAATTAACAGTTTCTGCTTCATCTTTCCACTCATTAATTTCAGGAACAACATACGAATTAAGTTTAACAAAACGTCCAACACCTTTTCTTTGATAGATACTAAACATACCTTGTCTATCAAATGTAGTTGCTGTTCCTGATGCTGCTGCTGGTAAATTAAATACTTGTAGCCAATCGTTATTATTTTCTGCTGGAATACTTGGCTCTCTAGGAATACCTTGAATATCTGTTTGGAAATCGTAGAACCAGTATTCGCCGTCAAGAATATTATAGTACTCGTCTGTAACATCAGCATCATCCGGACGTTGTAAACTAATAGTTGATCCTGTATCAATAACTATTAACTTTCCAATTCCATCTTCTTCTAAACCTAAACTTCTTGCTTGTATTTGTCCAAAGACACGATCTACTCTGTAAACTAATTGTGGATTAGTTACATCTGCTAAGAAACGTATTTCTCTGTTTTCACCAAATAAGTTACCTTGTGCCCAAGTTCCGCTAACATCCTTAACATAAATTCTAATACTTCTAGTATTAAATCTTTGATACTTAACTATTTCTGCTGTACCTAAGTTAGTAACATCTTGTACTATCAAACCTTCTTCAGGTTCAATATACTCACCAGTTGCTGGATTTACCTTTGTAAGTTCAACATCAATATAACCATCCCATAAGTCGTCTGCGGTAAAGCTCTGTGTTATGTTTACATCATCTAAAGACAGTCCAATTCTTGATAAATCTTTCCATTCACCTGTATTGTAATTGGTCATGTTATTATAGAACATTGTAACAGTTATAGGATCCACTGAAGTTCTAATTCTTTCTGTTAATTCAAACGGTGCTCTTATAACATATCTAGTGTCTGGAAATATACCAGATATAATACCGCCAGGTCCTGGTAAGCCTTCATAAGTTAATGTAATAACTTCACTATTTCTAGTGTTATAACTAGATACTGCCGTTGAATCGTAATCTAAAATATTATAGTAGAATCGATCTGTGCTATCATTAGAAATTTCTGTTATTACATCTTTATAGATTAAACCTCTACCTTCATCATAATTAATGTCCGAAGGAACTTGGTAGGTATCTTGTGTAGGTAAAGGTATTAACCAAAAACCGCCATAGCGACCATCTAATCCAATTGAAGCATCAGTCGGTGCTGCTGTTATATATTCGCCAACATATTCACCAATTGTTGTTGTTAAACTTCCTGCTAAGCCAAACACACCGTTAACATCTTTAACATAAATTGTAGCACTAGATGACTGCGAACTTATATCTGAAGGTACAAACGTATAAGCAACAGTACCATAACCGCCAGGAACTTCTACTGTTTGTCCTAGTAGAGGCACAGTGTTTGCTTCTTCAATAAACAACACAAGATCAATCTTGTCTTTAATTGTAAGATCACCAGTTAACAAGTTACTAGTTATTTGAGGTATTGCTCCGTCAAATGGTTCTGTTGCTTCAATTACTGTATTATCTTGATAAGCATACGAGAATCTATTCCATACAGTTTGTACAATATCATCAGCTTCTGTACCATCGTACATATCTAATGGAGCTCTAAGAAGTATATGATCCGTTGTAACTTCTTTAAACGGATAATTACCAGTTAATATTATTGGTACACTTTCGTCATCGCTATCTGTTAAATTTAAATCAATTAATACTTGAGGGACTGCTTCAAAACTGTTAAACTGAATGCTTGCTTCCTTGCCTTCAATGTCTTCTTGTGCTCGCCACAAAGTGTTTTGGTAACTTACAATATCACCTTCATTGTAATCACTTTCTTCAATGTAGTCGCCTTTAAACAGTGTTTTTACTTCTGTAGCAGAAGGAGAACCAATTGCTAAGAACTTACCGTCTGGAGATACTGCTACACTTGAACCAAAGTGTTGTGTATCTGCTGGTGTTTCTATTTCTATAAAGTTATCTGAATATCTACTCCACGCAGAGGATAATGACTCTTCGTATGTCTTAGATGCTGTAAACATATACGTACACTTATAGAACGAACCATTATAAACAATAATATCATTAACGTTATATGTTGTTGCTCCAGGTAATACTGGAACATACCAAGAACTATATCTTTTTGCTAATACATCATCAGGTTCAATTTCTTGTACTAACTGATATGATCCGTTATTTCCAGCTCGTGTGTATATAAAGACTTTACCGTCACCGTTAGTAGGCGAACCAACTGCTAAGATAGTATTATTTTTACTTGCTGTCATAGCAGTAGCATATTGGTGCTTGTCACCTTTGTCAAGATTTGTAATAACTTGATGCTGATTAAATGCGTTTGCGTTTTCAACTACATTCCAATTTCCGTCAGTTACATCGTCAATCCAAAGTTTATTAAGTCCTTCATTAATTGTTTGTAATAAGTTGTTTGCTTCTGTTACATTAGACACTCTTGAATCTATAAGTCTAGTTATTCTTCCGTCTAGTCCTGTCGCATCTTCTACTGTTGCGTCTGTAATAATTTCAATCTTATTATTATACACTTTTGAAATCTTATAGAAGCCTGCTGGTAAACCAGTAACATTATACAGACCTATAATTTCATCTTTTTCAAACGGCTGTTTAGTAGTTGGTATAGTGATTATAGCGCCATTATCAATTGTTCCTATTTCTTCTACTTCTATTTCAGTTCTTACATGAGTATAAACATTCCATTCTAAACCGTCATTACCTACCCATACTGTGCTTCCAAATGTACATTCAAAGAAGTCAATATTAAGCATCGAGTCATATGTAGAAACAATAAAGTCAACATCATCAGGGTTTACATAACCACTGTTTTTTGTGTATGTTGTGTTAACTTCTTTAGTAGGGAATGGAGCATGAGTATACCCTTTTGATTTTAGGTATGCTTCGTATGGTAATATTCTATATACTAGATCAGTTTCTTCGCCAGTAACAGTAGTTACTAATTCAAAACTTTGCGGTTCTAATCGCATTTTAGATTCGTCAATTAAGTATTCAACTTCTTCGAACCCTGCTGCTGCGCCATACTGACCTACTTTGATTGCCCATTCTTCATAAAAGTCTAAACTTTCTTTATCTGCTGAACTTAGTACATCAAATAGTTTATCAAGAACATTTCGAGTACCTTTATCTTGAATCATGCCTTGATAAAACTTATACTGAGAAACATCATCATTAATAATGTTTGCTAGATAATCTCTGTTTTGATAACCAATTAAATGTTGAGCAAACTTTTGTTGTTCAATGTCAAAGTTATCTGTATCTAAGTCATAAAAATCAGCAAACTGATTTGTTTTGTATTCAAAGTTTGGTATTAATCCTGTTTCTGGTTTTTCGTCTAGTCTAGCCCAGTCTTTAGGATTAAATGTTTCAGTTCCCGGAATTTTATTTTTTGCTGTATAATAAAATTCTTTGTACTTAATTAAATCACCTAACGCATAGTCTTGCCAAGATTCCCACTCAGTTATCTTCGCATTATCAAATATAAATCCTGGAACATTAATACTTCCATCCCAATCGCCTGTTCTATAACCTAATACACGGATTCTTTCTTGTCTATAGCCAGGTTCCTGATCATAAATTACATCGCCAAACACTGTTCTATTATCAATTAATACTACGTGTTCTTTTTGTACTAAGGACAAGCGAACAGCAAAAATGCCATCTTCTGTATTTTTTGGTTTTATTATAAACTCAGTTGGTTCTTCTCTTGTTAGCGATACATTTTGAGGATTTAATTTTTTACCGTCTGCTTTTAATAGACTATATCCGTAGAATGTATCATAAATGTTATCAATTGTTGCGTACTCAGATTTAAACTTTAATCCAATTGCACTTGGACTTAAACTTATTACTGCGCCAGATGCCCAGTTTTGTGTAGTCCAAAAAAGGAATTCTTTTGCTGAAGTTTTCCATTCTGCTACAAATTCATCTTGCGCTGAATAAAAATCAAATCTAAAGCCTTGTGTTTCGAGCCAGTTGCCGTATCCTAATAAAAAGTCAACAACTTCTTGTATAGTTTCTAAAATTTGACCGTAAAATATAACAGTTTCTTTCTTAGAAAATCTCTTAGAGAATGTTGCTTCTCTACCGCCTTGTAACGGCAATTGTGGTAACTTAGCATATTTTGAATTATCAAAATCTGAACCACTTGTATGTGCTTCTGTTACTCTATAATAAGAGCCTTGGAACTCTACTATACTACCTTTTGAGTAGTTTTTATTTGAATCCCAATAAAGGAAATTAGCACTTACACCGCCAATATTTACAACTGGGTCGCCAGCAGTTGGTATTGGCTTGTTGTACTTAAAGTATGGTTGTTCGGCACTATAGCCTCTTATTATAAATCCATCAGGTTGTTTTTCAACCATTACACCACTATAATACACGTTCTTAATAGGCGTACTTTTATTAAGAACTACTTTATAATTTTCTTGTGGTATGAATACATTACCTTTGTTTAACGGAGTTCTACTATCTAATACTAGTTTAAACTTATCTTTTGACGTGTAGCCGCCGACCTTAAATCCTAATTGATTATTAATTGCTCTAACATTATCAATGTACGATTCATATGTAGTCGTTACATTTGAAGCAAGGTAATCGTAAATATAGTTTACCAGGCCTAAAGTATATGTTCTAGTATCAGCATCTACCTTGTTAGGAAATTGAATGTCTGTTAGACGAATTTGTCTATTAGGAGAAGAATAAATTATATCTCCTGCTAGTCCTCTCTTTTGACGTATGCGGTCAAATGCTGTTGCTAATACTCTTGAAGGTTGATTTAATAACATAGAAGTTATTAAAGCAAACGGATACTCGCTGCTTCTTCTCCAAGCATTTTCAACAGGACTGTGGTCACCGTAAATAAAGTTTGAGTCGATGTTTGTAGTCTTATATATTGAAATATAACTACTTAATAACGGACTTACTAAATTTCCATCTTCATCAACTGGTAGATATGAAGTTAGACCTCTTCTAATAAACTTCTTATTTGTTACTGGAAGACTGCCAGGTTGATGTATTCTACCTGCTTCAATATCTTCCCACATCAACAAGTTGTTACTTGTGTATGGTGCTTCACCGTATTGTTCTTCCCACCAACTTGGTTTAATACTAAAGCCTAGCATTTCCCACGGATGTGTATGAGGGCGATCTGTATCGTAAGCATACTTATAGATGCCGCGCCAAAAACCAACTGTTTCTGTGTTATTGATTCCTGACATTCCTCTATAGTTGAACGTAAAAGAATTTTCTCTATCAAAGAATGTGTGATCTGTATAATCTTCTTCTGTTAATTGTACCCAGTTAACAAAGTCACTTAGCATTGAATGGTCAATTTGTGCTCTAGATAATCCAGTGTTGCGATCTGCTCCAGGAAGAAAATCATAAATGTTAAACAATTGATCGTCATATGGCATTTTTATGTTATTAAAAATACGATATTCTAATTCTATTAATAGGTCATCACGATAGTCGCCAAATGCTATTGAGATAGAGCCATCGTGTCCTTGTATTACTTCTTGTGGCTCAAGGTATGTAGTGTCTGTATATTTACTAGGTTCAAACTTAGGATATAATCCTAACTTAGTAGGCGTTGGTGGAACATACGACCCATTAGTTGTTTCGTATTCATATATTTCAATAATATCGCCAACTGCTTTTGTTGCTGTTATTGATACAAATCCTTGATCGTTAAATGTATAATCTCTTCCAGATAGAAGTTGTATTCCATTTAAATATATGCTTACTGCTTTGTCGTTAACCTCATTAAGAGTAAACGGTGTAGTCAACGCAAAAAATTCTATTTCTGGCTCTTCTATCTCAATTTCATTGTAAACTGATGCTCCAAACGGAACCATATCAGAGAAATAAAACGGCATTGTCTTTGTTTTATCTTTTACTATTTCTTTAAGAATTATATCAACGTGTTGTTTAATATCTCCAGTAAATCCAATATCTTTTGCTTTCTGCAAAAATAGTCGCTTAAATTTACCGTATTCTCTTCTAGCATACTTTAATGATTTAACTATGTTTGCATCTTTATCTATCATGTGGTATAAAGATAAATTCATAGGAGCAGAATGTTTTACTATTCGTTTACCATACTTAGATACAAGTCCAAGGTCTCTTAAATTTCCTACTCCAGGATACGCACCATAAAAAGTATCAATTTCTTCAATAATTGTACCTACGTGATCGTTTACTTCACCTAGTGTAAATTCTGTAATGTCCTCATTCAAAGGATTTCTTTCTAAATTAGAAGGTATTTCATACAGGCCGTTATCATTCTTAGGAGCTGCTGATCTTGTTTTAATTATAATGACGGCATTTTCTTCTAAAGTTTGTGTAAATGTAACTATACGTCGGTTAGTATTATCAACAGTTAACGTATAATCTTGATTCTCAAACATTAAAGAATTGTTTACATATACTCTAATCCATAGATCATCTAACAACCCACTGTTATCATATACATCAATAGGATAAAATGTTCTTGTATTATCATTTACATATTGACGTATTACAGGTTGTGTACTTAAGGTATGTGCTTTTTTCCAGCCGTTTTCAGTTTGATATTGGGTTCTACTTTGGTAGCGTCTAACAAATCCTAATCCTGTAATCTGTTCTAGTGGCGTAGAATTAGTTGGACAATAAGTCATACTGTCTGAAAGTAGATCAAAGTAAAAAACTATATCACCAACGTTTTCAATACTTCTATAACTTAATGGAAAGCCTAATTCTGGATCATTTAATCCAGAGCCTTGTTTATAAGAAAAAACTTTAGTTCCTGTAAATGTTGACGATTCATAAACTGTTAGATTGCCAAAGCTATTACCTTCGCAGTCAAATACATCAAATAACGGTGGCTGGTTAATAGTTGTTTTATCTTGCGACAACTTCCATTCTGTACCATTATACCAAAACATTTTACCTTTATATGTATCACCCTGTTTACACAAAACAGTTTCGTTTTCTAAAGGTGTTGTATCGTCTGTTTCAACTAGTGTTATTTGTCTAGTATTATTATGAATTATAAATTTTACTTCGTAAATTTTTCCGTTAACTAGAATATCAGGGTCTGCTATAAAAAGAACACGCATTCCATTTGTTAAATCTACGCCGTCAATGTTATAACCTTCGCTACCTTCAATAGTACTAAAAACATCTTTAGTAAACGTGTCAACTAAATCTACATTTGGTTTTACTTTAGTACCAAAATTAAATATTTTTAAACCTGACTCAAATTCAATAATAGGTCTTGTTGCTCTTGCGCTTTGATCTAATTCAAGTTCTGATCCATTAAGCGTTTCAGATAATTCAATAACATCTCTATGGAACCAACGGTTATATTTTGACCACAAGTTACCGTCTGCGCTTGATCTATTAATAGTGATGTAGTCTTTGTTTACAGGATACCCTAATGCTTCAGAATAAGGTAATCTATCAAATCCGTCAGTATCAAACTTTACTATTAAATCATCAGTAAATGAAGCAGGGACATTTAATTCTTCTTCTGAAATTAATCTAATACCTGTTCCTACGCCTTCAACATACCACTGGCCTTGCTCGTAGATTTCTGGATAAACTTGACCTACAAACTTAATTTTCATTCCGTTTGATAATGGCCAACCTTTGTTAGTTACATACGTTTTTTTACCTAGTACATCATTTTCTAAATTAAGGAACGTTGCTTCAACTGGATCTTTAACTCTAATTAAGCCTCCAGCATAAATGTCGTTGTCAGACAAATAATAAATTAAGTCAGGTGTTTCATCATCTAACGTTACTTCAACTACACCGCGTTCAACACTTTGCTGTGATACTTGAGATTCAAGATTAAATGTAGTATCTCTTTCCCACAATGTTTCATCAAATGTGTCTCCTGATTCATGTACACCTAAAGACGTATACACAGAACCGTTATAAAGAACTTGTTCGCCATTGCTGTAGTACCACTTTGCCTTCCATAAAGGTGCTTCTTGTCTTTTTGTTCTAAATGATATTGGATTACCTATAGCATCAACTTCAAATCTATAAGTTACTCCACGGTACAATGTAAGTTCAGGATTTTGATCTAATCCGTTAGGAGTGAACATATAAGCAAAATTATCACCATTGTCTACTACTGTAACAGTGTATGTACTTTCTACTTCTACTTTGTCACCAGCAACTTGTATAGTTTGCGGGCCGTTAGGCAACCAATAATACTCACGGAAGTTTACAAACTTATCCCAATCAATATGCGGATTCCAAGCATAGTATTCTTGTTGGTTTAATAAACTATGGTCATCAACATTACCGTCTAAGTTACGTATTTGATTAATGTAATCGTTATAGTCGCCATAAAAGTTAACATTATCTAAGGTATCTCGAATTACCGCAGCAGGTTCTAATTGATAATTTTTTCTGTCAGTAGAGACATCGCCAACATAAAAGTCGCCTTCTCTGTATCCTTTAGCATGTTGTCGTCCAACATAGCCGTTTAGTTTTTCTACAGAACCTGGTTGTATTAACTGATCGAGTGTACTTGATAAAAACTTAGTGTTTACTGGGGTTCTAAAATACTTAGGAAGATGATCTGAACTGCGACGTCTATCATTTTCGCCACCTGGTAGTGAAAATTCTTGTTGATTGTTGTCGTAAGCCATTAGTAAGTTGAGCCTCCGCTAGTTGAGCTAGAATATGAGCCACTTTGTATTCCAGTGTTAGTTGATTCTAACTCTGTTACTACTGCTCCTGATGCTTTTAACCTACTTGCTGTAACAGCATCAATAATGTCAATATCACTTACTGAAGCAGAACTAATGAAGATTTCATCCGCTTCAGATTTAATTTCATACAACGAACCAAATGCTTGGTCTTCTTGTACAGGAACAATAACAAATGTAACTAGATCAGGGCTTAACTGATTCATTACATAACTTGACAATTCTGAGAAATAAAACTTTTCTCCGAAATCCCAATTTTCTAGCGCAAAAAATCTATTTACTGCGCTAATAATATCTGACTTTAATTGATTATCATTAATAACTAAGTCAGGATTTTTTACTGCTTTAAAACGTGCTTGCAAATCTGCCTCTGCTTTATTTCCAAATAATGCTTTATACTTAACTGGATGATAAATGATTTCGTCACTTAATGACTTAACCTTGTTTAATTCACTAGCATAGTTAGTATACAAGTCATCGCTACTAGGAGGCAAAGGTTTGCTAGATAACTCGTTATCTATCCACAATCTAAACTGTGTGTCATAACCTCTAGTTAATAGGTATGTATCTATAATATTACTAGCACTAGGATCAATTCTATTGTTAGAGTCAGCAGCATGTATATATTGGAACTTTAATCCGTCACGGCCAATACGTGCTCTATAAGTAGTTTCTATGCTTAATGTGCTAGTGTCTGCGTTATATCTCTCAAATAAATCTTCTGCTACATAATAAAATAATTGTTCATCGTCGTACTGACTTAAAGCACCTATAGATGCTTTTTGTGTTAAAACAATAACATTTATTTCGTCTTTAGAAACGTATACAAAATCATTAATACCTTCAGTAGAAGTAATTTGTTTTAAGAATACTAATTTAGTATCAGGATTTGTTCCTTCATCAATTATATCTTTAAAAATATCAGGATTATCAACTACACTGTCATCGTCGTCATCATAAAAACTTACTTGTATTTTTTTACTATCAACATATCCTTCTTGGTCACGATATTCTTCAGTTATTTCCCAATCATAGTCATTGTTAAATGGTTGGATAGAATCTGGCTGTGTATTGATACTTAAAATCTTTACTTTATCTTTAACAATTTTTCCAGTCTTATTATTATAAATTCTGTCACTAGAATCATAATAGAATCTTACTTGTGTATCACTTTCAAATATATAACGCATTGTACGATATGTAATTGTATACTTTTCGCCGTCTGTATTAAAAAGTAATAACCAACTCGCATCAAGTTGTTGATTAGTTACATCGCCTGTTTTACCAATTGAAAAATCATCAAACGCATTTAAGTTATTTTCTGTAATAAGTCTCCACTCACCATTAGTTTGTGAATATCTCAAACCAAATGTTTTATATGAAAATATTTGGTCAGTAACTTGTGCTTCAACATCTGCTGTTAACGAGCTAGGAAGAGCAGTGCGAATTTCTATTAACTTTGCTCCAGTAGGAATAATATCATTAAATGTTATAGGTCCTGTACCGTCATCTTGAAGTTCAGTACCATTATCAACAATATTAATAACTTTAACCCAGTGGTATGTTGTACCACCTCTAAAATCAGGCTCTCCAAGTTCTAACTTACCATTTAAGAAATGATATCCTTCCGGTGGCTCAAATTTTAACAAAGAATTAACTTTAACATACTTCATGTTTGAACCAGTATAAGAACTAACTTTAACTGAAACTCCATTTGGGTTATTTAGATAACCTGTAGATATATTGGTTCCTTCTGTTACTTGATTCCATGTAGATCCCAAGTCTTCAACTAATAGTTGAGGGAATCTGTCTAGATAATAATTTCTAAGTTTGATGTTACCTAAAATAGGTTCAACTGTGTTTACTAATACACCTTCAACATCTGTAATTGTAGTAAACGTAAACGATGTCTTATAATCTTTATATTCTTTATATAACGCACCGTCAGTAGCAAATAAATTTGTAGTAGAATACTTTCCAGTTGCGTCAATCAAGTCAAAATATCTTGAAATACCACTTGATATTCTATTAACTGATTTTGCTTTTACAATTTCTTGACTTGTAGTTAATGGTCCTATTTGATAATCTTCAGCAGTTATCATTCTATTTTGTGTGTAGTATGTTGCTGGAGCACTATTCTTAATACTAGAATTAGACTCTGACGTTGTTCCATTATCTACTGTATACTTTAATTCTAAAGTTAAAACTAACGTTTCTGCTTTGCCGCTTTTAGACACATAAGGTATTCTTACTGAAATACCTTTCATATCATCCGGAGTAACTATTAAACGTTGATTTTTACTTGTACGATAATACGCACGGAAGTTACCTTGTGGCAAATTGCCAAATGTACCATCTGAGAATATTAAACTAACTCTATCTTCAATACGAGTTAGTACACTGTAAATATTACGAATGCTTTTGCTTAAACTATTATAGATAACGTTATTACCTTCAACGCTTTCTACCTTAGTCCATAATTCTTCTTCGTTACCTAAACTGTCTAATTTATATAACCAAACATCTGTATTGTTTACATTTCTAGCATCAATAGCAACTACTTGATTTGTGCTAGGATTGGTAACATTAAATGTACCTTGGTCTAGTGTACCTTGTCTAAAGTGACAAAAGAATCCAGTATTTGAACTTGCTGGACCTTTTCCGTCTTCTCTATAAACAAACGCAAAGTTGTTTCCTGGGAAAGGTGCTTCTTCACCTATTGTATCACTAGTCAAATCTGTTGACACAACTTCAAACGATGCACTCTTTCCATCAACAGTTTTAGAAAAACTGTAAGTAGGAACTTCTGCGTTAGTACTATTAAAGCGATATTGTTGTGTTGGTATGCCGTTAATTGTTTCTGTCTTAATTGGTCTACCAAATGTTCCATTTAATGGTAGCGCAGCATTTAATACTCTAATATATTGTTCATACCAATCAGGGTTTGAAGGGTCGTTCCAAACAATAGTTTGGTTTTCTAAGTTAATGTTATTAGAATCAACTAGTTCTTCAGTAGTACTAACACTTTCAATCTTTAGTAGGCCGTTTGCTGCTTGGTTACGTTTAGGATTATAGGAAAGCAATCTTGCTAAACGTAGTACACTTTCACGGCGTTCTGCTAGTTCTAAGTAGTTTTCACGAGCATTTAAGTCAATACGGAAACTAATGTTTTGGCCAAGGAAAGCGATAAGGTCAATTAGTGCTAGGTATTCTGAACTTTCTAAATAATCGTTAAAGTCTTCTGGGTAATTTTCTCTCAAATAAGAGATCATAGTACGTCTTAAATTATCAAAATCATAAGACTTAAAGTCGGCGTTGCGGAATGACTGATATACCCTCTTCCAGTCTTCTGCTACTAGTAATCTGTTTTGTCTATCTGTTGATGACATGCTGCTTTCCTCTCATATTTGTATTTATTTAATCTGATAAACTGCGTACTTTATTCTAAGTTAGAAAGCCTGCGTTTTCATCAAATTTCATTCTTAGAGATTCTGAAATATTATAAGGTAGGTATGTTAAATCGCACTCAACTTGTATACCACTTTCATACGCATCAACAGTGATATTATCTACACTCACACGCGGATCATAATTAACAACTCTTGTTACATTTTGTACAATAGCCTGTTTAAGATTTTCCGTTAATGGCTCAAATATAGCGTCCCAAATAATAGTGCCAAACTCTGGATCACTTAGTTTTTCGCCTTGGCGAATATGAAAATGATTAATAAGATCTTGCTTTATTAATGATATATCATACAAGGTCCAATTAGTAGCGTCAGGATTTACTGTGCTGATTCCGCGATAAGCTCTGCTTTCAGGAACAGGTTGTTGTTTCTGATTACTTGGTATCGTAATTTGTTTGTAAATATTCTTTTCTACAGTGCTCATAACGTATTTATCTTAGCTAATTTTGTCCTAACTTGTAACAATGCGTCCGAAGCAGCAACTTTTGCTTCTTCATAAATTCCTACACCGGCATCAACTATTGATTTAAGTGTTGTAGGTTTGTATGTGCTGTCAATGCTTTGTATAGCACTTTGGGCAGCAGCAAAACCCATTTCACCTAATTCTACTGCTTTATCAACCGCAGTGTCTAATACAGAAACGTTAGCAGGAGTTAGGTCTGTTTTTACATCGTCTATTGCTTTAGTAACATCTGCTGGTGGTTCTGTAGTAGACGTTACATCTGATTTGCTTTTTATAACACCAGTTTCTTGTTGTTGTGTTTTAGTAGGTTCTGCTGCTTCTTTACCTGGGGGTGGCGTAGCAGGTTTTGAATTAGCAGGTCTTTGTATATTTTTACGGAATGTATCCGGTACTGGTTCAATTTCAGGATCTTCTATTGGATCTGTTAGTTCAATATCTGTTAGTTCTGTTGTAAATTTAGTTGGGTCAAAGTTTTCGTGATGTATCCAAGGCTCGTGCTGCGGTAACCTACGATGTAATGACTCTTCTGATGTTTCTGTTTCTCCAGGCAACTTAAATGTTTGTAGCGGTTCTGCTTTTGTCGCTGTTGGACCATTCATATGAATTTGTGCTGCTGTTTCAACGTGATTTCCGCCACTGTTAATTTCTGTTTTTCCAGTGGTAGTAATCTTATTATCTCCTCCTACAACAATTTGCCAGTTTGCTACACTTTCTAAATTAACATTTCTATTCGCTTTAACATTAAAATCACGACCAGCATGCATATTAATATCTCTATCAGCAGTAATGTTTAGATCGTTCTCTGTATGAATACTAATGCTGTCTTGAGCAAATATATCTATCTTGCCGTTAGATGTTAGTTCTATCCACGTAGTACCTTTAGCATTACCTATATAAATTAAATCTTCTGAATTGTGTAAAAGTATTTGATGACCAGTACGTGTTTTTAAACGTACAAGCTCATTATGAGGAATAGTTGGGTCGCCACCATCTTCGCCTTTTTCTTTATTTTTATAAACATACGGACTTTCACTAGCAGGTCCTTCACGGAGCATTGTTGCGTCACCGTCGTCCATAACAAAACTTGTGCCACCTAATCTGTTAAATGGCGTTACTGTTTGCGCAAAATTTTCACCGTATTGTACTGTAGGTGCGCCCGGTCTTTTATCTTGTGGTCCGGGTGTTGATATTCCAAATACTGTGCTAGGCAATTCTCTTCTAGCAGACGATGAAGTTAATCCTCTAGTTTCATCTTCTTCTAATCCTTGTTCTGCTAAAACATCATATGCATCTTCAAACACTGGTTTTATAAACTGTGTAGGATCACGTCCTTTTGCTGTTTCTACTTTTTTATTATATTCGCCAACTGGATATTTTGTTTCTAGATCAAAGTCGTTATATGTAGTAGACGGACTTACACCAGGAACCATAAAGTTCATATAATCTTCTTGTATACAACCAAACCAATATCCTTGACCTCGATTACCTTCAGCAAACATAACAAGAACTTTTGTACCAGGATCAGGTGGTACCATCCACATACCGTAAGATTTTTGGCTATATTGATGGCCTTCGTTTTTTGTTAGGCCTTCGTATGGAGTAGTTCCGTAAAAAGGTGACAAGTAACTAACTTGTGCTAATCGTCCAGGAACGTTAGGTGAGTTACCTGAACCTGAACTAAATTGAATTTCAACTTCTAGATTTCCCATATACTTAGAGTCAAGATGATTTCTAACTATCGCAACGTATGGTCCAGGATTACCTTTAGGATCAAACCCTTTAGAACTACTACGTGTTGATTGCGTTTTTGCCATTATGCGCCTCCAGGATCGTTACCAAATATACCACTAGCAGTATCTACTGCTTTTTTAGCAGCATTTGCTGCACTGTCAGTAGCTTGTTTAGCAGCGTCACTTAGACCTGCTGGTAACTTACCCTTAGTTAAGTCATCAATGGCTCCTTTAGCCGTATTAATGGCTCCTGAGATATCAGTTCCTACACTAGAAAGAGATGAACCTTGACTAGACGCTCCACCTGTTCCGCCAATGCTTCCAGCAGAAGCATCACTGCCGTTGTCAGAACCAGATGACATGTCAGGAACAGGAGCGATTGCTGCTTCTTCACCTTTTTCAATTACTGCTTCAGAACCACTAGTAACTGCTGATGCTGTTAGTGCTTGTTCTTGATCTCTTCTACGTATAGTTTTTAATTCTTGTGTAAACTTGCCTCCAGAGAATTTATTGTGTACTTCAACTACTTGATATAGTCCACTAAACTCTGCTACTGGTCTTGTACCTAAACTTGGAAAATCCATAAAACCATCTTTACCAATGTCTAACGGTGTTCTAAAATTAACAATAATATCTACTTCTGAGCTTTGATAATCCATACTACCGTCAGACGTTATATTCATTGCGTTAGCAACTTCTGACGCACTATAATTTCCCATACCGCTATCAGCAATATAATACGGATCTCCTAATATCTCCATATCAGCAGAAACTAAATCAACATCACTGTTAACAATGGCTTCGTTAAATGATCTTGCTATTTGAGTTTCAGGGTGTACTTCTGTTCCGCCACCTAAATTACCAGAATCAGTATCAACTGATTGTACTTGTTTAGTTTTAGGTAAAGCATCAGAACGTCCTTCGTTAGCACCCATAATTGGTTGCTTTTCACCTTGAACCATTTTTTGTGATCCACCTAAGACTCTGTCTTTGTGTAGTTGGCCAAAGTCGCTTTGTATAGCATTATAAAAGGCAGCATCAATATTAATATCAAATCTTAAAATATCATCGTTTGCGCCTGTATAGATATAATTGTACTCTTTAAGCGCCTGCTTCATTAAATTTTGAATTCCTGGAGGCGGTTGGCTTGGTGCTGTTAACCTTGACGTTTGGACACCATAAGGAATAACTCTGTATACATATACCTTTGCTGTTGTACCTGTTTTTTCTACGTTTGCGCTATCAGTAACATTGTATACGTCTGTTTCTATACGGAACCATTTTTTCATTCCGTTTTCGTCAGGTGTTTCAGTTACAAACTGCCTTCCGTATTCTGATAAAAGAACAAGTTCTTCTATTATATCTTGTATTTTTGTTCCTTTAGCAAATTGTAGTTTTTTAAGATCTGTGCTTATAGTAATGTTTCCACGCTTATACTCATTAGTATCTTTATCTTTAACAAAACCCGGTTTACCAAATTGAGACTTACCGCTGTCTAAATAACTTTTAGCGATTTTAGACAAACCTATTTTATTAATATTTTCAGGTGCTTCAGAGTATTCTCTAATTGCTTCTCCTAGTGCGTTTCGTCTAATTACATATCCTAAAATTTTATTAATCTCAGCATCAAAATCAGCAGGTATTTCTCCATTTTCTATTCCTGTTAATGTTTGATATAAATCTTGTTTTTGTTTATCTGTTAGATCTCTAATGCCGCCGGCATCATTTGAAGCAGAAGTTTGTGTAGTAGCTCCACTGTTATCTTCAGCACCGCCGGTTAATCCTTCTTCTGAAGAACTTCGTATCGTTGGAAATAAGAATACATACTGATCACCAGTTGATTTGTTCTTTGCTGTTTCTTGTTCAAGTTCTCTACTGTTTAATTGTGTTGCTAAACTTAATGCCCCAGTCTGTAACATTTCTGCTATAGTGCCGCCTTGTAAATCTACATCAGTTTTTAATACCTGAACTTCATCAGCAAATGCTTGTTCGTGCCAAGCAAGTGCTTCTACAGTATATTGGCTTCCTTGATCTGTAACATTAAAAGTTGTATTAGAAAGTTTTATTGGAAACATTCGTGTAGTTTGCGGAATCTTAAGTGGATTTCCATTATCGTCCCATCCAACAAACTCAACAGTTAACAAGTAAGGTGCTTCAAGATAATTTTTGTGACCTGCTTTTAATGCCGCTACTTGAAGTGTTTGTAAAAACATTCCCATAGAATAAGGTTCTAATACTTCAAACGAAATACTTGTAGCATTAGTTTGTTTAGTTTTTGAGTTAGGTGACATTAAACAAGATACTTCAACGTTATCAATAAAATATTCTGTGTGTATACCTCTTTGTTGATCGTATAAATGTTGAACTTGTTTGTTAACTGTACCACCTGTTTGTAATATAATTGTTGAAGGTCCTTTTTTTCTATATGTAAGATCTGGATTATTAATTTCCCAGTCTGCTAACGGGCCAAACGTAAACACATAGTTGTAACTGGCAAATCTACTTAAAGGATTTTCAATTGTTCCGCCTTTATATTTTTGTCCTGATAATAGTGAACTTGAACTGAAAGAATTATTTGCGTTAAATGCTACTGACAAGTTATTAATAGCACTAACAAACTCACTTGCTGAACCTTCAACTGATGATAGTATACCGTTTACATCAATGTTTGCTGAACTTTGTAATCCGCTAGAAATACTACTAGCAGTCTTTTCAGCATAAGTTTCTAAATCCCTGCCAACTGCTTTTGCGCGATCAATTAGATTCTGAGGAGAAAAAGGCATTTTTATACACCCTCTAAGTTCTGTAAATTACGTCCTTTTGGAAGATATATTTCTGTTCCAGCAACAAAATCATAGATAGGATCTTTTAACGTATCTATATTTCTTTGAGCAAATATCCACCATAATTTATGATCGCCGTATAAGTCGTGCGCTAACAAATCTGGTCTGTAAGTATATTGCGGTTGTATTTGATAAACAACATCGTCGTTTTCTGCCGGCACTGGTCTAATAGACAATGTATCTAAATAATCACTGTTTACTATTTTTGTTTTTGCCCAAGGGCTTGATCCGGTATACTTTGCCATTATTGATATCCTGGTCCGTCACTGCCTTCTAATACATAAGATCCGCTTACAAAATCATTTAAATTAAATCTATTAACTTTATCTCTACTGTAAGCAGGAGCAAGTACAACCGATATATTTGACTGCGCTGGTGCCCAAGAACCGTTTGGACTTAATGGCGCTGATATGTAATCTACATCTGGATCTAAACTTACTGTAAACTGCGTTATTACTACTGGAACATTATTAAACACATAATCTCCATAACCATTTAGTTTAACAACAGGTGGCGGTGATCCTTTTGTAGATGACTGTCCATACGACATTTTAGATACTGATTTTAAATAATGAACAGCACCAATCCAATATTCTGCTTCTCTTGAATTTTCTACAGTAAAATCTCCTTGTATTTGGATTTCAGCCACACTGCTATTTTGATATACTTGAAAAGGATAATTACTATGTACTGGAGAAACTGCTGAGTAATTAGCACTTTGTGAAATATAGACTGTAGGAGTATAAGGAAAAACAAATCCGCCTGTTTCTTTTAACGGATCAAGCAACACACTATCAGTATATTCTGGAGACGGTGGTAAAGATAACTTTACTCTCCAGTCAGTGTTAGCACCTGTATCCCAAGAACCTGCTGAAAACTTTCCTTGTAATGGATTAGCACCTGATAATAATCCAAACGATCGTAACGCTTTACCAAACCCAGTGTCTGACACTGCGTCAAATGCTGCTTGTTTTGTACGTTTAACTACGTTTCCTGCAAAAGATTCAACTTCTGAACCTACTCTATTTGCAAAACCTTGTAAAGGATTATTTGGCATAATTTGTTAATCTCCTATAAAGTATTTAGTTGACTTTTTTAACTACGTATATTATAATATATGCATTAACAGGAGAAAATCATTGAGGAAAGTAAATTACCTAAACAATAAAGACTTACTAGCAGAGATTCATAAATCTAAGAACACTTTCAGCGAGTATGTCCGGCCAGAATATCATCAGTTTGACATTATTTTAGAAGATTTAGATAAAATTAATATTCGAACTGTAGCAGAAGCAAAGCGTAATAAAGCGAAACGGTTGTCGCAAGAAGACTACCAAGCTCGAAAAGAAGCAGGTGAAAAAGTAAAACAAGCAGATTGTGAAGTTCCATATACAAAAATTACAAAAGAAGAACTTATTTTTCGTGTAATGACGTATGACCATATTCCAGACGAACCGGGTCGTAAAAAGAATCCTAAAACCGTAGCAGATACCAAAGTCAAACTTAACTTTCCTCCGTTTCAACATTGGAAGTTTGATGAGGACGATAACCTTGTTTGTGTTGGCAAAAGCCACTGGGAAGGTGATGTTAATACTGGTAAATTTAATCCTAAAAAGGGACAGGCAACTGATGAACTTGCTAAAATGTGGATGAAATTGTGCGAACGCTATGCCACCCGTGGTAACGTTCGTGGTTACACCTACAACGACGAAATGCGAGGACAGGCTATCTTACAGTTAGCACAGATTGGTTTACAGTTTGATGAAAGCAAATCTAACAATCCGTTCGCATATTACACCGCTGCGGTTACTAATTCATTCGTTCGTATCATTAATATTGAGAAGCGTAACCAAAATATTCGTGATGACATCCTTGAAATGAACGACTTAACACCAAGTTATACACGCCAGCACCAAGGTGAATGGGAAGCAGCAATGGCTAGAGAAAAGGCAGAACGTGCTAATCGAGGTTGACTTTACGCTTAAAAGATCATATACTAATAAGAATAGTATGGAGAATACAACTTGTTTAAAAAGGCAGCAGTTTTTACCGACATCCACTTTGGATTAAAAGGCAACAGTAGAACACACAACGAAGATTGTGAAGAATTTGTAGATTGGTTTATTGAACAGGCCAAAGAGAATAGCTGCGAAACAGCGATCTTCTGCGGTGACTGGCATCATAACCGTAACAGT